GAGCCATACAAGTTGCACCATTATTATTATTAATCGTCATATAACAATAAATACGATTAGTATTATGATAAAGAGAATATGGAATAAAATAATTACTTTTTTAAGTGGTTATTATTCAGAACATAAAGACGATATTATTATTGGTTTCGTCATTGCTACTGTCGTAGGTATTTTATTTAAGGCTACTGTTGCTACTTGGTTTATGAGTTTATGGATTACATTAGCTTATCAAATCATTACTTGCGGTATTCAAGCTGCAAGAAAGAAAGCAATAACTGGTCTTAAAATTCATCCTATTATTATTAACTTTGTAGTTGGAGTATTTATTTCGTTATTGTTCTTGGTATGGCAGTAATTAATCTTCGAAATGTTGTAGCGCTCGGTGTACTTGAAGATGGTGTATATCCGAGTGTTTATAATGGCCAAACCGGAGAATATATTGGTACAGTAGATGGTGAAGGTGCTGGTGTTAAAACAGTTCCTACATTATATATGTACTATCGAAAGAACGGCCACCTATATTTATATAGGACAAAGGAGAGGATTGAAATAGACTTAACTAATGTAACTGCTTACGATAATAGTGCTCTATTTAAGCTAACTGAAAAATCTGATATTAGTTCTGCAAAGATTACCGAGTTTGAATCTCGAAATATTGATGTAGGACATTATGAATATAAAGTTCCGTGGGTTAAATCAACTCAACAATATCTTTATATACTTGTACCGATTGTTCGTTCTATACATACAATTACAGTACAAGGTATTATAAGTAATCAGATATTCACTCTTACTGGTATTTATGTTCACGAGGGTAAATCTTGGTGGATTTATCGGACGAATGTAAAGACCAATTTTGATTTTAATGATGCTGTTAATGAGATTCTTGATGTTCAAGTATATGTTCGTGAGCTTACAGCTGAGGACTTGAATCCTGTTGAACAACTTACAAAACTTTTATTTGAACATATTAATAATAAGTTTAATCCTCATGAGGTAACAAAAGAACAAGTTGGTCTTGGCAATGTTGATAACACTGCCGATATAGATAAACCTGTATCTCGACCTCAAAAAGAGTATATTGATGCTCTTGAAAATAGGGTTAGAGGTTGGTTCAAACAGTTGAATGTTTGGATTAACAATCATGTTACTGAAGTTAATAAAAAGTTTCAAGATGTTTGGGCTGCTATAAACAAGAAACTTGATAAAGAAGATTACGAGAATGACAAAGATAATTTCAATGCTCATATTCGTAATTATGATAATCCTCATAGAGTTACTGCCGCACAAGTTGGTTTACCAACAGCGGCAAGTGATATTGAGAAATTAAAACAAAAAGCTCAAGAACTTCAAGGTTTGCTTATTAATAAGCAAGATAAAACTTCTGAAGAACTTGTTACTGATAACAAACGTATTGTAGATGCTATTAATGAGATTTATGGTATTGTTGTAGAACATAATAATCATGTTCGTAGCAACAGTATTAATCAAATTGAAGTTACAAGTGAGATTCCTACTACGTTTGAAGATGGTACACTTTGGATTCGTATTCCTCGAAATGAAGAAGATTATATAACAATTAAGATTGAAGCTGTTCCGGTTGATTCTACTATACGAATGATTAATTCGGAAGGTAAAGAATCAGCAGGTATTGGTAGTGCAAGTCTTGAATGTTTAATTCAAAGTCGTTTACATTATATTGTAGAAAAAGAGAATTACATTACAAAAGATGTTTATGTCGATGTAGGTGTTGAAGATACGACAATTAATGTTGTTCTTACACCTAAAACTAAAAAGACATTAACTGTAAATGCAACTCCTGATAATGCTTTAATTATATTTACTGATAAACCTTCTAATGTAGTTATTGCTCAAGGTACTGGTACTCTTACATATGAAACTTATGACCCGCGTGATATTTTAATTCAAGTTGGTGCAAGTGGATATGAAACTTATGAAGAGTGTATTACGTTGGATGAGAATATAATTCGTGATATTACTCTTACAGCTTTACCAGTTGAACAAGGTGCTGTAAGTCTTACGGTGGTCGATAGCGAAACAAAGGCCAAAATAGCCGCATATGTCTATGATAAGGACACGGGTGGTATATTAGGTCAAGTAACAAAAGATACGCCGCTACAACTCACCGGAGATGTCAATACGAGCCGAATTTTGAGGTTTGTTTCGTCGGGTTATATAGAGGTTGAACAACTGGTAACTTATGCAATTCCTACCGCAGAAGTTACTGTTGAAATGGATAAAGTTCCAGTTCAATCTGGTACTATCTATGCAACTGCTGTAAATACTGAATCTACTGCTTTAGACGGTGTTACATTTGAGTATAAGCTCAGTACTGAAAGCGATTGGAAACCTCTTAATAATGATGAATCAATTACTGGTAAATCTGAAGCTGTTATAGCTCCAGTTGGAACAAGTGTTGATTTCCGAGCTTCTAAAACTGGTTATATAACTAACACTGGAACTGGTACAATTAATTCTACTGGTGAACATAGTGTTACTATTGTACTTGAAGAGTTACCGCCTGAACCCGAAGAGGTTTCTGTAACTATCAAGGCTTATGAAATTTATGATGATAATAAACTTTATTTAGCTGCTGATATTAAAGAAATATCAAGTACTGGAACTATTGTTGGTACAACCAGACCTGATGAACCTTTAGTAATCACAAAGAATAAAGGTAGTGTTATAACTTATTATGCTTTACCATTATCTTCTGATTGGTATAATATCGGTAGTGAAGAAGTAGTATTTGATACTGATAAAACAGTTGAGATATTATGTCTTCGTAATAATAACGGTCTTATTAAAGTTCGTACACGGGATGCTTTAACTGGTCGTATGATTAATAATACTATTTATGATGAAACTGGTAAAACGATAGGTAACTGTGGTTCATCAGAAAATGGTTATGTTAGTGAAGCTAATCCGATTGGTTTCAAACGTAATTATAAGACTTTAGGTGATACTCGTTATGAAGCTACTGAACCTGCATTATTTATTGCAGTTAAACCTTCTGAAGCTGTTGTCAATTATATTGATTTACATCCGAAAGAAGGTCAAGATTATATAGCTCTTAAATTTGTAGATTCTGTTACTAAAGCTCCTATTACCACAGGTATTAGTTGTTGGTTTAGTTCTTCTGTTAAAACTATCGTTACTGATTATCAAGGTATAGCTCATATTAGTGGTACTTATGATTCAAAGGTTGTAATTTTGGTTAGACGTGATGGCTACACTGAATATAATCAAAGTTATGATAATCTTGCAAATCATAGTGTTACAACTATTGAATTAGTACCTGAACCAGTATTTGAAAATGATGGTATTGACTATATGCAAATAGAAGGTAATGGTATTGAACATCCTATATTTAGGGTTGGTAATGTCGAATCTAATTAACGGTTTAATGATATGAAAGAATCAGTAATTCGCAAAGTATTTTGTGCCTTAAACTGGCCTCCGAAAACTGGTGCTTTTCAGAAGTTAATTACTTTTGTAGTTGAAGGTTTAGCCACTAAGGCTGAATCTTCAACTGTTCAAGAATTACAAACAAAAGTAGAAACTCTTGAAGGTACTGTTAATACATTACAAGAAACTGTTACTACTTTAAGTGGTAAAGTAAGTACATTAGAGAGTAATTATACTTCTTTGGAAAGTCGTGTGACTGCTCTTGAAACACCACAAAGTTAATAAAATTCTACAACTATGGCACAACTTAATCTTCTTGAACGAGCTACGGAAGCTGTCGTAATGCTTAATGGTAATCGTCGGCAGGTTCTTGATATGTGGCTTAATGGTAAAAAAGTTTGGCCAATAGATGAACCTGTTGTAGAATTAGCTGTTGATAAAACTCTTGTTATTCTAAATAAAGATAATAATTATCATGATACCATAACTGTTTTCGCAAGTGATACAGCTGAATGGGAATTTGGTAATTAGTTTGTTATTATAGTTAATCAACCAAAAAAAAACAAATGGCAACTATTCCGAGTTATTTATCATGGGTTCCTAAAACTGGTACTGGAAATGCACAGATTAAGATTAATTCTGCGAAGCCTTATACTGGTCGTACAGATAGAAGCACTGCAATTTCCGGTAAGATTGTCGGAAAGACTAACACAGTTAGAGTCATAGTTACTGAAAAGGCTGCTGACGAATTTATCACTCCCGATGGTTTAACTATTAATGTTGCTAAAGGTGGTAAAACAATTCATGTAACTGGTAAGTCTAACTCGAAACTTCTTACGTTTACATGGAAAACTAACTTCGGTATTGCAAATGTAACATCATTTAAGGTTAATAGTAGTATAACAGCTACATCTGGTACTGCTATTGCTGGTGACCCCGGTGATACTGGAGAATATACTTATGATGTTACTGTTGTTGTACCGAAGAATGAAACTATCACAGCTCGTTCTGCAACTCTTGAAATCAAGGGTGAGGGTTCGACTGTTGTTAAAACTATTACTATTACTCAGGCTCTTGGTGACAGCTATCTGTATCTCAATTCGCAGGGTACAACTACTGCAACTGTTACTATTCCGAAGGGTGGTGGTGAGCAGACTCTGAAGATTCTGTCGAATGACGAATGGACGTTCGAACCTACTGAATAAATTAATTAATCATTTATGAGTCTTATCACTAATAAATGGAATGACGGGAGTGGAGATTCAATTAGTATTGAATCTCCCTCTTTTCAAGGAAATCAGACTGTTAAAATTTCATCACCTGTTCAAAAAGGTACTTCTAAGAGAAGTATGCAGTTTATTGGAAAGTGTAAAAAAGATTTCAGTAAGCAAGTTATTCTTACTGTTGAACAAGAAGCATCTGTTTACACATATGATTTAATATTAAGTAGTGATAATACTAAAATTGCCGCAAAAGGTGGAACTGCAAATATTACAGCTGTACTTAAAACGTATCGTAATGGTAATTTAGTTAGTACAGATAATGTTACTCCAGTTCTATCAGGAAGTGCTACTGGATTTTCTATATCTGGTGTTACAGTTACTGCAAGCAATCGAACTACTATTGTAGGAACTGAACGGAGTATTAATGTAACTGGCAAGTTCTCTAATACGTTCGATGGTCAAACTGTTTCTGCAAATATTGTTATTAAACAAGAAGCTAATTCTCAAACATTACGAGAAATAACTAATAGATATACAAGTTCTAATCCTTTAACTGGACAAAATACTGTTAAAGCTAACGGTGGTACGGTTTGGGTTTATACTTTTGCTATATATGATTATACCAGCGGAGATAGTTCTGAAACTAATGTTAGTGATGAATGTACCTTTGGTAATGTTACTTTTGGTACATGGGATTCTGCAAAACATACATGGACTTGTCCTTCTGCTGGAACAACTATTTATTCAAACGATAGAGGTGCTTCTATTAAAGTAACTTGGGGTTCTAAAAAGACAACATATTATTTATATCAAGAGAAAAATCTTGAAAGTGTTAAGTCTATATCTGGTGGAATTTATACTTACGGTAATATTGTAGCTGGTACTATTTCAAATAAAACTATTCCTGCATCTGGAGGTTCTGCTACTGCAACTGCCGGAAATGGTAGTCAAACTTGGAATAAATCTGCTACAATTACTACTTACGAATATACATCTGGTGCTACAAAAGATGTTACTACTGAAGCTGCTTCAAGTGGAACTGCTAATGTTGTTCCGAATGTATCTTCCATTACTGCTACTGCTTCTTCGAAGGGTACAACTGTTTCAGCTCAAACTACTGTTAAAAGTCAAGCTGTTACTTGGTCGGCTAATGGTAAATCTGCAAGTGGAACAATATATATTTATCAAGCGGCTAACAAAATTGAATCTTATAATTACGGTAGTTGGAATATTGCTATTTCGGCAAATCCTACAACTATTGCTGCATCAGGTGGTACTTCTACTATTACTTCAAGTTGTACTCGTTCTAAAACTCCTATTTATACATCAGGTTCAACTGGAACAGCAACAACTGAAAGTGCAACTCCTACATTAGCTTTAACAACTAATCCGGGAGGTTTTACATTAAGTGGTAATAAATTAACAGCAGCTAATAATCCTATTGGAGCAAAAACTGCTACTGTAACTGCAAGTTATTCTGGTGCTACTTCTAAGTCAGTTAGTGTTACACAAGCAGCTGGCCCGGATGGTATTGGGTATATGCAGATACAAGGTGATGGTGTTGATCACTATATTTTCCAAGTTGGTCGTACACCAAATACTCGTTCTAATGATGTTCAAACTTTATCAGAAGAACCTGTTGAAGTTGCAGTAGAAACTAAATCTGAAAATTTGTTTGCTAAAATTAAACGTATTGTTACTAATCTTAATTAATTAAAAGTTATGGCTTTATCTAAATCTGCTTTAAAAGCAAAATTTGTTACTGGTGCTATACCAACTCAAACTGATTTTGCCAACCTTATTGATGGTATGTTGAGTATGCCATTGGAGGGGGACTGGTGATACAACAATAGGTTTCGGAAATGGAGATAGTACCGATAG